TGTTCTCCATCGTATAGATCATACGACCAGACGCATCTTCTGTAGATTTGGCTTTGGCTTCGTTATTCTTAACGATTGTGTTCGTTAATTCGTTATCGGACTCTTCAGTTTTCTTGATGTCGTCCTGTAACTTCTTGACTTCTTCGTTGTATTTTTCCTTGGCTTGTGTCTTGATACTATCTCGTACCGAAGAGTTGTCGAAGAAACCACCCTCTGCCTCATCGGTTTGTTTGATAAGATCCTGGTACTGTTTCTCAACTTCCTTCATCTTATCCTTGATTTCGAGACGCTTTTTGGCATTCTCAACCATCTTCTCGTTGGCAGCCTCAATCTCGGCCGATGCTTTGGCAATCTCAATCTGTTTACGGATTGCGTCCGTAGTCATATTAATTGTGCCTGTGGCTTTGTCGTACTGGATATTCAAGCCCTCAATGCGTGAGTTAAGGGTTTCTGCTGCAGATGCAAGTTCTTTCTTCTGAGCGGCAGTCTTATTCTCAACCGCGTTCAGTTCGTCGATCTTCTTGACTAATCGCTCGTTGTCCTCGGCTGTAGCTTGGATCTCATTTCTGCGGTCCTTATAGGCTTCGTTGCCTTTGTTGATACTTTCGTGAAGATCATCGAGAGATTGCTGGAATTCTTTTGCTTTTTCTTTCGCCTTTTTGGTTTCTTCGCTTTCTTGCGTCAACCATGACACCAGACCAGCGATAGCTCCGACGACCAGAAATACTCCGCCAGATGACAGCGAAGCCAAAGCTCCGGCTAGTCCGGTAGTAGCTCCTGTTGCTACGAGCGATGTACTAGTTAGAGATACCAAAGAAGTTATAAGCGTACCAATCAAGCTACCGATTCCCTTGATAATCGCAAGTCCTAGCATCGCACCCTTAAAGAGCAATACTGCACCTACAACTCCGGTAAATACCGAGATAAGCGGGTCTAAAACAGGTTTAAGGAAGCCTAATACACTTACTAGCGATTTAACAACTGGTGTAGCACCACGAATCACGTTGATAATAATATTAAAGGTATTATTAATGACATCTTTGATACTGTTCAAATGCTCGGCAATACTCTTACCAGTGACAGCCTTACTCATCTTGTCAAACTCAGTAATGACATTCGCGATACCTTTTGCGATCGCGCTGACAATGTTAGTAAATGATGTTCTGATACCCTCGGAGTTTTTCTTTGCCATTTCAGCAAAGCCATTTACTCCCTTGTTTAACTCAATCAGGCGCTTACTAAAATCACTAAAAGTTATCTTGCCATCTTGCAAAGCCTTATAGAGGTCATTCTGAGCTGATGCCCCAGCATAACCGAATGATTCCGCCGTTTTTTGCAAGGCGTAAGACATGGTTTCTTGTAGGGTCTTCCATGATTGCAAGTCAACCTTTCCGGACGATAACATCTGGGTATACTGCGTTAAACCGCGCGACGCTTCTTCTGTGGACGCCCCGGACGCAAGGAACGCATTATTTAGGGCGATTGTCAACTTCGTAGACTGTTTAAGGTTACCAGTCATTGAGGTCAACTTCTGCGTGGTTGCTACAACTGTATCAAGGGTTGTTGGTAGTCCCTCGATACCCTCGGACAGCAATTTAGTAGATGCTGCAACATCTTTCGATGAGTGTCCAAAAGCCTTCATGACTTTCGGGAACCGTTGCAAGGTATCAAAGCGGTCAATAGCCTTATCCATTGACTGACTGACAAGATTCATTGCTGAGCTTACAGCTTTAAAGGCTACCGCACCGACCGAGAAGTTCTTGATTGCGTCTTTGATTTTCTCAAAGCCTTTAGCACCTTGACCAGCTTTGTCACCGCCAGCCTTGGCATCTTCACCAGCTTTTTTAAAACCAGCACCGCCTCCCTTGGCTTCCTCGCCAGAGGCTTTCACCTTGTGTCCGGCTTGTTTAAAACCATCACCGCCAGAGCTAGCTTCACTACTTGCTGACTTGATCTTTCCAGATGCTTGTTTAAAACCATCTCCTGACCGTTGGGCGAGATCAGAGCTTTCTTTTACTTTCTCCCCTGCCTGCTTGAATCCATCACCAGACCGCCCAGCAATGTCTGAGCTTTCCTTGATTTTCTCACCAGCTCGTTTGAAGCCGTTCCCGGAGTTTGAAGCAATTTCGGAGCTTTCTTTGATCTTGTCACCGGCACGCCTAAAACCATTGCTTGATGTTTCCGATAGCTTGGCACCCTCGGCCATACGGTCACCGGCTCGTTTAAAGCCTTGTCCGGCTTTTAAAGCCTTGTCACCAGTAGCCTGGATACCATCTCCGGCACTCTTGACCCCTTGGCCCGATCTACGGGCTTCAGTTTCTAGACGTTTTAAGTCGTTCGCCAGCTCTGAAAGTTTCTTGCCATTTACCTGGACGTCAATTACGATTTTTCCATCTGCCATTATTCATCTCCCTCCTTTCCGTCTAATCTATATTTGTTTTGTAACCGGCGCATTTTCGATTTATACTCGCTACTATCATGCTTCGAGGGTTTCCATGACCGTATCTCTACCAATTGAGATACAGCCGTTCCCTCCGGCATACCGTTAAGTAGTGCGATAAACTCGGGCCATGTTAGCCGGCCTTGTGCTTCAAAGAGGTTGATGTTGTACGCTTGCACAAAACTAGCGTATATCTCTTGCGCGTCTACTTCAAAGTCAATCAAACGAACGTCCTCATCTTCGTCCTTGGCTACCGGCATAGGGTTTCCGTGCAGATCATAAACCACGCGCTTCTTTTTGGTTCTCAAAAAATGCTCGTCGATATATTCCCACACGGCCACTATGTCCTCTGGGTCGTCCAAGGCTTCGTCCGTCATCATTAAAACCGCTGTACGCATCTTCTCGAGATTGTTCATGACTTCGTTGTCAAACATCTCAAATACATCCAGCACCAGGTCAAAGGAGCAATCCACATCGTAGTGGTGCCCGTTTAATTCAAAGGAGTCCTGTATTGGCTCATTTAATTTCATGAGCTACCCCCTTTTTATTTTTTGCTGGTTTTCTTTGTTTTCTTAGCTTTCGCTTTTTTAACAAATGATTCAGCAACCGCTCCCGATGCTTTAGCTCGCTCTTGGCCTAGACGGTCAAGTTCAGCTCCTAGCATGGTGTCAACCTCATCAAATGCAGAATCCAAAGCGTCAAGGTCTGGATAGCGTTCATACAATTTAGCAAAGGTACCGTCCCCGAATAGCACATCATACTTGATCTCCGTCATTTTCTTCTGCATTTCAAAGGCTTCGTTAATAACTTCTTTGTTAATAACTCCCTCTTTGAGATCGTCAAATTCTCCATTATTGGATCGTTCAATCAGCTCTAACTGATACTTGTTAAAGCGTTCTGTGATTTCTTCCTGGAGCGTAGCAAGACGCGAGATGTTTTCTAGTGACGTGTTAAATTGGAGTTCAATTTCTCCGATGTTGATAGGGACGTAATTTCGTTTTAGTTCGATTGAAATAGACATGATTTCCTCCTTTAATGCACAAAAAAGAGCGTCCCAAAATGGAACGCTTTACTTTCTAACTATTAGCCCACGACTGCAGTTGTTTTTGGAATTGAGTTGTAAGAAATCTTACAAGAAAATTCCTCGTAGTTTGCAGCAGCACCAGATCCAGCCTTGATTGCTGACACGGTAGCGATTCCGACATGTTGGTTTTTGCCGTCTGAATCTACCACTTTGTGCCAAACAAGGCGATCATTTCCCAGCTTGTATTTCAAACCAGCGATAAGGGCCATTGCTTCATCTTCCTTGTCATAGGTACCTTTAAATGTGTATGATCCTTTTACAGATGTTACAGTTGTTTCTTCTGTACCGTCACCGTCATAGTAAGCGATTGAAGTGGTACCTTCATCTGTGTCGTCCTCAACCTCTTCAATCCATTTAGCAAGCTCTTTGTAGGCTGCCTTTTCTGGTTCCGTTTTTGGATCAGTGACTGGTGCGATAAAATGCCCGCGTAGGGCGTTCTTTTGACGTGCCATATATTACACTCCTTTATTATTCAAAATTGTTAGGTTTGCAGTTATGTCCTGCAGATAAATATAAAAACCCTGCTCGTCCCGTTCGTTTAGAGATGGCTGGGTTGTCGTTAAGTTATTAAAAATATATGAGTTGTTTTGACTTGGTAAGACTAGATCAAACTCAGATAGTGCTTTGTTGATTTCCCAAAGACACTCACTAGCTGTTGATTGATCTTTTACCTTTACTGCGATTTCAAAGATTAGAGTAACGTCCCTAGAGCCGTCCATGTATACACGCTCAATCTTACCGCCTGGAAGTGGATATAAAACCAAAGAATCAAGCTCACTTAGAAAGTCTAGCTCACAAGCAAGCGGTAGACCGAGGGTGTTGATAAAATCACGCAAAACAACGTTAAAATCATTGTTACTTTTCATTTATTAAACCCCATTGCTCTCAATCCGACTTCTGCCCACTTGTTACCGTGGTTCGCTGATGCCTTTAGGTCCCAGCGCTTCCCGGTTCCAGGGGTTGTATACTTGCTAAAGCTAAAACTGCGGTACTTGTTATACGCACCACCATAAAATTGAGCCCGTGCGTATGGTGTGTTATAGACAATCCGGGATCCGTCGCCCTCAACATGACCGCTAGAACGTAGAGGTCCGTGCAATAGTGGCACATAGGGCTCCATATCTAATAAAGCTTGGTTAGCTATCTCTAACCGTGCCTTTCGCTCGGACGCTTGTGATACTTTCTTAGTAGCTCCGCTCAAATCTATCGTGACATTGATACCCATCACATCACCTCGATTTCGTAGCAAAAGACTTTGCGGTTGAACGGCTCATAAACAGGAACGATCTTGTTTACGATATATTCATCGTCGCCATCTTTTACAATCGAGTTACGATATGACGAATCAATCTCTACATCACAATACTGAGGGTATACGAAGATAACCCCAGGCGCACGAAATGACGGGTTCTTTTGTCCGGACGGGTTATTGACTGACCCTGGACCGTCAAAGTTGCGGTCAAAGCGAACTGGACTTAAAAGAATAGGGTAGGAGAACTCTTCTTTCCCCCACCCGTCTTTCTTTCCAGTTGGCTTTGAGATCGTCACTGAGTCAACTAGCGTCCGTTTATCAATAACGACCATAATCCACCCCGCTATACAAGAATCCAGCCGATTTAAGAGCGTTAAATGCGTCAAGGGATAGATTATACCCCGATGCAGCTTCAGAGGCCCTAGAGCCGTTATTTGAGCTGTATGATACCGATGTACGGCCTAGTGTAGTACTTGCGATTGTCTGTTTATCCTCGGCCGTTAAAATGCCCGTGCTGTCCAGGTACTGGATCTGGTAAGCTGTAGCAAGTTTAACCGCCTTTTTGCGTGTCTTATAGTCAGTGTCAAAATCATGGAAGTCATAATAATGACGGATAAAGAGATCAATAGCAAGCTCAGCCCGTTTTAGTAACGCTTCAAACTCGCTTGTACTGCCAAAACCTAACTCACGATATTCCTCATGCGTTAAGTATGCCATGATACCCCCTATTCAGAGGCCACCTTTTGGGCCATGGGTTCGCTGTCAGAAACAAGCTCCAACCATTCCTCACCAAAGGCGAGGCTTGTCTTTTGGTTGATTTCTTCCGCTTCTGCAGTCGTTAACTCGTAGACCGTGCCCTCGTCAAAGTTTTGGTCTGTTGACTCGATCAAAAAGTTACAAGTAGCTTTATATTTCGCCATTCGTTACTCCTTGATCTCGTAACCGCTAGTCAAAAAAGCAGATACTAGATTGGGATCAGTGATGGTAAAGGTTACATCGTCCTTTACCAAAACCGTCGCAACCTGTTCAGTCACTGCTTCTGTTTTAGTTGTTTTTGTTTCTTCTGCCATTGGTCACCTCTTACGCAGTCTTGTGAACGTAGATCGCTTTCTTCTTGCTGTCCAAAACAAAGGCATCGTAACGGATACGACCTTCTACAAGATAACCATTGATACCTGGTGGGTTATCGTGGATCTTGTAGTCTTCGAGTTTGACCGGAGAAGTAGTTGCAATAGGGTGCGCGATAACAAACGCTACGTTTTCAGGCAGGCGAGAAGTTGGAGTCAAGATAACAGGCAAGCCGTCGATAACTCCCACTTGACCCTTAAACGCTACTTCTTGACCGAGGTCAGAGTTCTTCACGAATGATGGATCAAGTTTGATGAGTTTGTAAAACTCAGGAGATACGTGGAGCTTGCGTCCTTCTTCCGGTACAAGCGCATCAGTCAATTTAACTTGACCGTCAAGCACTGCTTCATACGCGTTGTTTTTAGTGACTGCGCCAGTTTTAACGTGATCCGTATCAGCACCAGCAACTACTTTACCAAAACGGTACTTATCAACTTCTGGGATAACCACTTCTGAAAGTTGACGGGCAAGGGCTTTGCCTGCTTCCATTGCGCCGTTTGTATCTTGGACTGAACGTTTGTCAATCGTGAAAGTGAATGAACGGTCTTTAGTAAGTGTCAATGTTTGTACATTGTTTTCCAATTCTGCCGCTGTACCGTAACGGGTGTTACCTGTAAGCGCGTAGTCGTTCATTGCTGTAGTTGGGATTGAGTAAACTTTAACAGTGTCTACACCGGTAAAGTCAAAGTCCTGGTTAACAATACCAGTTGAGAGGGCTTCTTTGGCGAAGCGCTCATCTACTTTTGCGTCAAATTTTGATGCGTAATTGATAGTCATATAGGTCTATCCTACTTTCTTTTATTTTAAATGCTGTTAAAGCCAGCAAATAGAGCTTGTTCTTCCGGGCTGAGGTTGTTGTCACCACCAGCGGACGGATTGCCACCAAGCGCGAATTTTGGCTGTGGTTCTTGTGGTTCTTCCTGTGTTACGAAAAGGTAAGGGCTTAATTCCTTTAGACCGTTGATAGTTTCTTCTAGTTTTGGCTTGCCATCTTCAGCAAGTTCGATCTTGTCAAGATCAATAAACTTCATAAGGTCCTCGGAGTTATGCGCTCCCACGTCTTTCAAAGCCAAGGCAACCGCGTTGGTTTTTTTAACTTGTGCAAGGTTCGCTTCACTATCCGTCTTGTAGCTTTCAAATTGAGCTTGTAAGTCTGCCAGTTGTTTCTTGGCTTCTTCACTAGCTCCTTCTTTAGCTTGCAAGTCTTTGATAGCTTGGTCACGTTGCTCAAGTTGTGTTTTTAAGCTGTCGTTTTCTGCCTGTACTTCAGATCTGGCCTCTTTGATTGCTGACCCGTACGCTGCCATAATGCGCTCAATAGTGTCCTTGTCTTCAATACCTGCATCAACTAACATCTCACGTTTTAAACTCATAGTTCAAAACTCCTTCCTGTTTTACGTCCAGTAGACGATTTCGACGGTTTACGTCCGTCAACGAAAGCTCCCAGCGGGTAACGATCCCGCAAGAGGTAAGAAAAAAGGAGGAAATCACCTCTTATCCAGAAAGGGAGCAAAATAAAAAAAGGCTATAAAAGCCTTTATTCTTCGTTTGGTTTGAAATACCTTTCCCTCGCATAGTCGCGATGTAAGAAAGGCTTGTCCGCAATATAATCTCGCAGGGTTGCTTGCTGATCTCTGATTTTGGTTTTAAACTTGCTGATAAGTTCCTGGTCGCCTAACTTCTCGGCTACGTGTAGCTTTTCCTTAGACTTGCGAATAGCTCGCTCGTATGCCCTTTGTTTAGACTGCGCGTTAGCATTTCTGATAGCTTCTTCTTGCGTTATATTCTTAACGTCTGGGCCTAGCTCTGGCAACTCATTAATGCCAGGTACAAAAGGAGTAAGCATATGTCCGCAGTTAATACCAAGACAGCCCCCAGGAGTGCCGTAACCATGATCTGCAAGCGATAGAATACTGATACCGTGTTCTTCCCTTGCTGGGCCATAAGTAACAATACGATGCTGTAATGGTGCGCAAGCCTCGCGGGCCGTTGCTTTCTTGGAATAATAAAAGGTATCAATACCCAGCTCGTCCGCTGGCATCGTCCGCATCTCCCGATAGCTACGCATGACAGTTGTTTTAATAACAGTTCTAGCGTAGTTGTCCACTTTCCAATAATGCCCACCACGATCAATAAAACCCTTAAAGCCTATCTCTTGCCATTTCATGACGGTTTGAGATACAGCCTTATCATGTGTGACTAGTCCGACCACTTGACGGGCTACCACTTCCTGGACCATTTGACGATATACATCTGTAACGATGCCTGGAAGCGTGGTATTAATCAAGTTACTGATATCACCGTGCGACTGTTCGAAATACCCAGCAAGTAACTCCTGCGCGTGCTTAGAATCGCCAAAATCACCGCCTCCGAGGTCGTCTAAGAGCTGTTCTTTAGTCGTCTGATAGATTTTAAAACCTTCATCTTCAATGACCTTACGGAGCTGTTCACGGCCTATTTTAGAGTAGCGTGCGATTGTATCCAAGTTCTGCTCATTTAACATGTGCATCTGGCTCATTCGCTCCAACTGCCAGATATACGGGTTATCAGCCAAAGATTCAGCCCCACGCTCTAACAGCCTATCAATAACCTCATCGAATAGGTCACGCGCCATCTGATGATAGATATCACCAACCTGCGAAGCGCGCAACTCTAACTGTTCCTCGTTAAATAATACCGGGTACTTGTTACGCGCCATTCACTCACTCTCCATATATATCAACTTCGCTGGTGCTACGTTCTAGCTCCATGCTTTCAGCCGTTTCTTTCTTGATATCATCAAGCATTTGTTTAGCTTCCTCGTCAGACAAACCAAGCGCTTTAGATATCGCGTACTGCTTACTTACAAGGCCACTTAGCAAGGCTTTAGCGTAGTAGTCCAGCTCGTTATTCTTATCAACAAAGACACCATCATCAAGGTTAACCGTGATCTCGTCCATGTCCGGAATAGGACCGCTGTACAATCCATAGAGCGTACCAATTTCACAGATAGAGATCACAAGCTCCTTGATAGACTGATCCACAAGGCTCACGATGCTGTTTCTTAGCTGGTACGTGTCAGAGTTTTCAGACACAACCTCGGTCGCAGTCTTCATTGACTTGCCGTCAAACGTAAACATTCCAGGCGATACTCCAACCTGCATTTCAAACAATGCAAGGCCCTCGTTGATCGCCTTGATGTAGTCGTCTGAGCGGATAGGAGTAGTAAGGTCTGTGATGTTGATTGGTGTATCTTTGCCACCGTCAATTTGCTCATAGACGTTTTGCTCTGGATCGAATTCGCGCGTGACTAAATCCGTGTCCCCGTGCTGGTTAAAAGCAATTCGGACGGTTTGGTCTGGTACTAATACGCGTCGTTGGCCCATTCGTACTTCCCATTTAAACTCGTCATAAGTCGTATTGATAAAATCAATAGTGCTCTTGGCATTATCAAAGATAGACAATCCCAGCGGGCTGTTAATATCTTTATTATTCATGCCTGGTGGTTTTAAGTAAGTAAATAAAGGCCGTGTAAGCCCGTCAAGCGTTACTTCTTCCTCCAAATCCTCGTAGACCTCGGATAGTGGTACACGGTCACCAACGCGCTCCTTTTCGTTCGAGCGATACAGCTCGTTAGTGATTGTATACTTGCCGTCCTTGGTCCATTCGTGCAATTCAATCAAGGTATAATATACCGTTTCTTTACCTACTGTCTTTTGACTTTTATTGATGATTGCTGCAGAAGATACGTCCTGCGTGTTTGATTGCAATGGGTAAAATACAGGGGCTTGTACGAATGAAATCTTGATCTTGTCGTCGTCAACGTATGGACGCATAGCAAGACCACCAAGGGCCAAACAGCTCTCAAGGTATCGCTCAAAATTTTTGTTAAATCTATCATTCAACAAAACAGACTGGACAAACTCATTCGTCACTCTATTCGCAACGCTTATCTCAGCTTGTTCATTGAATACCAAGCTGGCAATCTTCTTACAAGCTGTACGTGCGATAGGCAAGTGGTTTCGTGTCCGTTGCTTATCTACTCGATTAGAGTTGCGGTAACGAATAGGGTCCCACTTACTCTGATAGTATTTCAAATTCTTCTGAATACGATCGTATTCATCTTTGTTAATTGCGATTTTAGGATGCTCTGTTATGTTGCCTAATGATTGGCTTGTCATTACATATTTACCCCTCTTAAATATATTTCTTAGTGATTGTAAGATACTCATTTCAAACCTTTCTTTAGGCTTTTAATCTTAGTAGTTGTGCATTGTCTACGATCATGTATTGGAATGCGTCGCAAGTGTGATCGTCCTCTTTAATGACTTTCGGGTCGTCGTCCTTGACCGTTTTCTCGTCCCACTGATAGCGTTTATGTTCCTCAATAAAATACTTGAGGTTGTTTTCAGTTGGAAAATAATAAAAACGACCATTCGCAAGGAGCGATTGGACGTATTCTGTCATTATTATTTTTTTCTTCTTCGCCACCGGGTGCCAGCGAATACCAAAGTCCTCTAAATACTGGTTTCTCAATGCTCCCTCTGCACTATCTATCGTCATTTCAATTACTGGTACATTCGGATATTTCTGCGTCTGTTTAACCACAAAGTCATGAAGCTCTTTTGATAACACGCTCGGAGCTTTCTTCTTAACCTTACCAGCCGGGCTGTAGTAGTAGTTATCCACAAGATAGAGATTGGATCTGTTAGTAACCACTGCATGCAAGCAGGTAGTTGCTGACTGTTGGTGTCCGGTATCTGCTGCAAACAACTGACCGATAACGCGTTCACCATCTGGAATTTTATCCGCGCGTTTAAATAAATCCATGTTATACACGTTTGTACCAAGCCCCACAGGCTCACCCAGATACAAATACCTGTAGTAGTCGTAGTCGTTTGTTTTGATACGCTCTATCTCGTCCAGCATTTGCTCGGTCACAAAGCCCAGCTCATCGTCCAGATAGCTAGACTCATGTATCAAATACTTCTCAGCCGTTCGCAACGAATCAACCCACTCATTGATCCAATTGTAAGGGTTGCGCGGTGGGTTGTACGACCAGAAGAATTGCACGAATGGATAGTCCGGGTGCTTTTGACGCATGAAAGTACTGTTTGACTGGTCGAACTCTTCTGAATCAGCAAATTCTGCTGCTTCCTCGTACCAAACAGCAATAACCTTTCCGACCTCGTTTGATTTCAGCTTCTGAAAGTCGTCCTGGCCGTAGAAGTGGAACGTCGAACCAGTCCGTCTATGTACGATCTTATAAGGGCTTTTTGTCTTTTTGAATTGTCTAGCTATTCCAAACTTATCAAGCGCCCAGATTATCTTTTTATACACACTGTCAAAGATAGTATTTCCGACCTTACGGACAATGATTATCTCAACACTTTGTCCCAGCGTTATCGCTTTAATCATCATAAAGACAAGCAATAGAGCAATGACTGACGACTTAAAGGAGTTCCGACCGCCTTTTAAAATGTTATAAGGCTTCGCTGACCGCCAAACTTTGTAAAACTTAGGATTGATCTCTTTACTAAGTTTGATAGTTGGCTTAGTCGTTTGGGATGTCGTCAATGATGAGGATTGACTCATCAGCACCACCTCCCACTTCTTCAAGCGCTTGGGCCTTACGTTTATTCTCAAGTTCAAGTGACTTGATACGTGCTTTCTGTTCTTTCTTATCAAGCGTATCCTTGGCACCCTCACTGTTTACTATTTTAGATATCAGTTCCATATGACGCGAGCTACCCTTCAGGGCTTTCTGCATTGCCACCAATAGAAGCGCTGACTCGTAGTCGTCCTCAAAACCCATGTCCTGTAGTACTCTAGAGAGCTGAGGGTTTGAAACCTTTGAAACAAGTAGAGCTTCTAGCGTCTTTTTCATATTCGCTTTTTTTCGTCTTGTTTTTCCTGAAGCGACACCGCCTTTTCTCTGTATCTCCCTCTGTTCTTTCTCTGTTCGTTCATTAAACGGGATTAGGTTTTCTTCATTAGCCATCGCCTCACTTCCTTTTCAAATAGTATTCTTAGTTTAACTTAACAGCCGTCTGGCCTGTATGCTCTTCCCAGCGCTGAATTGTAGCGTCCACATATCGTGGATCTAACTCCATACCAAAATAAGTACGGCCTAAATCTTCGCAAACAATCATAGTCGAGCCGGAGCCATTAAAGCTATCTAGCACATTCCAGCCTTTCTTGCTGGAGTTTCGTACCAAGCGTTCAATTAATTTCAATGGCTTCATAGTAGGGTGCAAGCCATTTCTTGTCGGTTTATTCTCGTTTATGATAGTGGTTGGTGAGTTGGCCTGCATACGCTCAATGTACTCGACAAGCTCTGCCTTCGTCATTTTATTCAACTCTTCCACGTCCTCAATGATAGTAGTCAAAGAACGGTCATTTACAAAATAATGTGCTGCGCCCTCTTTCCAGCCATACAAGCAAGGCTCATGTTTCCACTGATAATCTTGACGGCCTAAAACCAATGTGTTCTTATTCCAGATTAAACATTGTCGTACTGTCCAACCAATATCAGAGCAGGCACCTCTAAAATTGTAACCCTCTGAATCTGCGTGCCAGATGTAAAATGCCCCGCCTTCACGTAGAACGGTGTCTGCAGCAAAGAACGCGTCACGTAGAAACTTTCTAAATGACTCATTGTCCATGCTGTCGTTCATGATCGTGAGAGCTTCCTCTGTTCCTCCTTCGTATGCCACATTATATGGTGGGTCGGTGACAATCAAGTCAATCTGTTTTCCGTCTACCAATTTAGCAAGCTGGTCTGGATCAGTAGAGTCACCACACATAAGACGGTGCCGTCCAAGTTGGTAGATGTCCCCTAACTTAGCAATTGGCTCCTTGGTTTCTTCAACTTCAAAGTCATCCTCTTCAACCTCGGACTCTGGCTCATAGTAATCAAAACCAAAATCTTCCATATCGATATTCACAATACTTTCAAGTTCTGAGTTCAAAAGCTCGATGTCAAACCCAGAGTTCATAGTCAATTTATTGTGAGCAAGGATGTAGGCGCGTTTCTGTTCATCATCCATGTGCGACAAGCGAATCACTTCCACCTCGTCAAAGCCTAATTCTTTCAGCGCCTTGTATCGTCCGTGGCCCTCAATAATAACATTGTTCTCGTCAATCGCTATCGGGTCGTTATTTCCAAACTCCTGGATTGATTTCTTTATCTGTTCGATTTGTTCGCGAGGGTGTAGCTTCGCGTTGTTTTCATATTCAGTTATTTCTGAAATATTGATCTTCTCTATTTTCATTTTTAACTCCAAGCGCCAAAAAGAGCGCACCTTAACGATGCGCGCTTCTCGGGTTATATGGTCTACTTTGTCCTCATTGACAAAATATTTCAAGAGGCCTAGTAAGTAGCACCAAACTTACATCATCGGTCACTTTCTTTTTTTGTTTTTCGTGGTGCTTTTTATAGCTGGGACAGGAATCGAACCTGTACTATGCGGGTGAAAAGTCCGCTGTTCTAACCGTTGAACTACCCAGCAACCTATCATAAGGAGACAACCAAATGGCGCAGTTCCTATCTGCTTCATTGGATAATACTATAATACCACTCAATACAGCGCTTTTACTCCCAATTTCCTTTCATTCATCTCCCAGAAATCTGTATTCTAGCAATTCACCGGCCTTATACGCTTCTGCAAACTCTAATAATGCCCGATCCAGCAATCTATAGTATTCACTTTCCGAATATCCTAGACTTGGATATATAGCCTTGTCTTGTCTAAATCTCACTCTACAATATCGCTCAATCAAAATCTGTGATAGATTGAGATCAGACAGCCGGTTAATAGCCGATGCCATAAGCTCCAGTTCTTGCTGGGCGCTTACCCGTCTAATCACCATCTGCTCAGTTTGACGGCTGGGAGAGCTTGGTGCGCTCTTTGGTTCCAGGGAGTAAGTAGCTGTTACTTTCGGACTGTATTCTTCACCGGCTATTCTCAAAAGTACGCGGTAGTTTTTTAGTGTGTTATCTGCGTTCTCCTTTGTTTTATTCTTTAGTACTTCACCAAAAAGCATTCAATCCCACCCTTCCATTTCAAATATCAAATCTAACGTTTCTAATTTCCTTCTTAATCGTCGCTCTCGCTTGCGTTCTTCATTCCGTTTATAATTATGATTATCTCTGTAAAATCGTTCAACCAGGTCCTCGCTAGACCGTCCAGGGCCTACTTTATCAAGTGACTCTTTCATGCATTCGTAGAGTAGATCAGTTTCTACAAAACCTACAAACTTCGCGATAATTGCAGATGATGGCATTCTGTTTTGCTTCTTGTATTTCTCATATCGCGCTCCGTCCTGGTAAGCATTATGACTTTTCGCGCTTTTGAAAAACTCGTAAACAGAATCAAACTCAGCTATCGCCTTGTCTGCTTCCTGGAAAAATTCTTTTTTCAATTCCATCATCTTCCCCAGTCTTAATCGTGATTAGCTCAGCGTTCTTCATAACAGTTTCCATAATCATCTGGCACAATTCTTCTGGTGTCAAATCACCCTCCAACTCCGTTCTCATCTGCCGCCTCCTGTAGTTGCCAGGCCATACGTGAATTATAATCATTGTTCAATTTATTAATAATCACGTCTTGCATTGTGTTTTTTTCTTCGATTTTCTCAAGCTCGTCCTTTTGTGTTTGGATTGTTCGCTGTAGATCGCTGTTGCTCGTTTCAAGCACTCGAACCCGTGCGTTTAGGTTGATACATACCACGAATAGGATGAAGAATACAAACGCGATATTCGCGCATACTAGCTTTGCATTATTCGTCATCGCTCGTCCTCCGAGATCAGATCTTTGTAAAATTGACCTATACTGCCAATTCTTGCATAGTCTCCGTTGCCAGTGAGAATATGTGTACAGCACCGATCTCCACCATCGTCAAGTACCAATTTTAAACACCGTTCACCGAATAAAGCATACTCTGTTACAGCAACAATTTTTGAGGTATTTACAATGAATTTAGTAAAAAACTTTTCAGGTTTTTCTAAACCTAGCATTAAAAATTTCATTATTTCTCCTTTCTGCTTTTAAAAGCTATCCCACCAGCCCAGATCAAGCCAGACAGCCAGATCAGTGCGATCAGTATGCAGATAAAATTTTGTAGGTCCATTAATACCCCCTCAAAGCTTCTCTCAATTTTCTATTTCCTTTTTTGGAAAAACCAAAACTGATCGTTATTTCCTTATTCTCTAAAGTGATACCATTGCCCGATAGTACACTTGCATCAATAACTCCCGCTTCCATAACCATACTATCTGGAACAAAATCTTCAACTGTTGGAGAAAGTATTGACCATTTCTTATCATCAGCCGTTTTTATTTTCAAGCCTAAAAGACGGCCATTGTAATATCCACGATACTTCCTAATTAATCGTTTTCTTGTTTTATTCAATGACATTGTCTTGACTCCTTTGTAATTCTATTACGTTCTACTCTTAATTTGAAGCTAGTGTCATCACCGAAACATACTAGAGTTGTTTCTTCTTCCCACTGACTTTTTGTGTATGGGTATCCGTTTGGTCGTGTCATGTTTACTCCTCATTCATTTCTTTAAGGGTATCCCACATACCTTTATGTAGGTTTGTGATATTCTTCATGTACTGCTTTCTTGCTGGAATACTCTTAAAATCCCACCATTCAGCACCATCATACTCATAACGCTCAATCCACCAGTCTTCACCAACTAGCACAAGGTCTTTTGGTACATGTTGAGCACCATAACCAGAATCATAATTTGTATTCCTTGCCACTGTTTCAAAGTTTTTTCTTGTGATCTCAAAATCATCACCTTGGATATACAAAACATCAACCAGTGTTTTACCATATTTTTCTAAAAATTCTACTGTTTCATCTAATAAATTTGTACTCATTTTGTTACCTCCAAAATTAATTTTCATTTGCCTTTTTACCGTCAATTAAATCACCGTCCTCCCAAATATTCCCAATGACTTCGACTTTGAATAGGTATGGACTGAATAAGTCGTACAGAGGGGTTTCAGGCACTTCATACTTCAAATTTACTTCCTTGGAAATAAACATAGCCTTATCGTGATCGTATTTAACAACTTCAAACCAACTCGAATCATTATTAGCGACTTTCAGTATATCTCCTTCAAAAATCTCCTTGCCATTCTTATCAAGCAAACCTGTTGATTGCATGAGTTTGACTCCCTCGATGCTTCGCTCAACAAACTTGTCTGTCTCTACTAATTCATCGGTAAATCGTAGTGTTCTGACTTCTGCCATAATCTTTTTATCCGTAGACCACGCTCTAAACTTTGGAATCATCTTGCACCTCCTATGAAACTATTAACAATATTTTGCTGTTCAGTATCGATTATTTTATTTTTATAATTCAATATCGGAGCCATAATGTCATTCATCAGTGCAGGTTTCAAAATGATTTCATTTGTTGTCAAAAATCTTTTACCGTCGATTTTTATTTTTATATCATAACCGTTAGCGATATGTTCAAGGTCGTTTTTAGATAAATATATTTCAAATCTACTCATTCTTCTACCTCATCGTCATTGTTCGGAAAGATTTCTTCAAGTTTCTCCAAGGCAAATTTTTGTCCGTCTTCTCTGAATTTTATCCATTCTTCGGTCGATATTATCATTCTTCTTCCATCTCCTTTGGTGGTTTCGGATAACTCATCCAAAATACCGTGTCTTCATCAGTGTCCTCAAAACCAATTCCCTCCCCATAATCAATCCATATATCAGTGTATATACTTTGTGTGCTTGGATTATAGACAAGGACTTCTTCATCAATTTCTGGAGTTTTGCCTTCCCAAATAAATTCAATGCCACCATTAAAATATTCCTTTTCATATTCAGCAATATTTCTTGTTGTTAGCTTATTCCATTCCATCACTCTAACACCTCGATCTCAACACCCGGACAATCAAACACCCAGCCAAACCCCGCTTCTTCTAATTCTTTGCGAGTGTGTGCTCTTGATACATTAAAACATTGTTCTTCGCTTCCTATAGTCCAAGTATTAGTTGGTGAATTGTGTCTTAATAATCTCAAATTATCTACAACACCTTTCAGCCTTACATAATACCGCTTCTCTTTCTCGACCTCGTAGCCGAACTGGTGCATATTGACTAGAGTTTGAAATGCTTTATTGCTTTTATTAAACCATTCCTTAAACTCACTAGGTTCTTGTTCTTCCCAGTCTGTGAGGTATTCCCATAGATTGTAATCAAAATCATCTTTATGTTCCTCATACCAATCCGCCACAAACTGCTTTACTACTGGCTTATTCAACTCTTGCCGAACCTTATCAGCGTCTTTTAATTGCTGACCGACATATTCGCCCTCAAACTTACCTTGCTCATACCCAGCTCTATATTTTAGCGATCCACAATCACTACCAAGCTCATTTAAAATTTTGTTAAGCCATACTTCCTGTGAGTCAAGGTCTAGTTTTTTAATTCGTGCGATGACATCTTTTAGTTTAATCGGTTGCGGTTCGTCTAGTTGTTCGATCATATCAATAAAGGCTTTCTTCCCCATTTGACTGACAGATACATAAGGCAAATCCTCGAAATGCTTAATTAATTCTTGTTTATTCATTTCTATTTTCCTTCTCTTTCTTCTGCTTCAAATTGCATCCATACCAGATCCTCATATAAACCTCTGGCTACTTTTTTAATATCACTTAAATCTTGCGCGCTTATCCCTTCTTGCTCGCGTAGCAAAGATATCTTGATGTTAGTTAATTTCTGTATGTACTGTTGGCGATTTGAAAGCTGTAGCCATTTTTCATCTGGAATGTCTGGGGTTTGCGAATACCCCAAAAGATAGCCCACACTAACTCCAAAAAAATTAGCCACGCCCTCTGCCGTTGGGGGTTTCATAGCGCCTTCTCCACGTTCCCAACGTTGTACAGTTCTGATATTTACACCAATTTGTTCAGATAAGTCCCTCTGACTTAACTTATGTTGTTTTCTTAACTCCTTAATCCGGTTCGTTTTCTAAATCCTCTTCTTTTACAAAGCTACCCTCGACCCAGCGACCTTTCCGGTCCTTGATCTCGTTGTACGCTAGCTCAAAGCAATCTGCGAAGTCATAGCCTAACTTATGCGCGATAGCTTTTAAATAGCTTACGACCCGTGATAGATTAAATCTGGCCGTTGTCTTGTCTGCCGGCTTGCGAGCAAATTGAAACTCGCTTGCATTTTCAATCATTAATTCAAAACATTCTTTGATATCATGCCTCTTGGATTCCACCGCGTAAACCAACGTTTCAACCGGATCTAGATCGATCATCATTGCTAGCCCTACGACAACCACCGCGCAATCTCCGATACTATCCTTTGTGAGTTGCTCTTTTTGCTTGGCATATCCTGCACATAGCTCACCCATTTCTTCGAATAGCTTGAGCGTCTGTTTAAATACATTTCCCTGCGTGATATCCCGGTCAATAAACCATTGCCTGGTTAGCTCGGTTAGTTCCTCGATTCTATCAATATCCATCTATCAAATCCCCCTCGATTTCTTTTAATTTCTTGTCTATGGCCTTAATTTCCTTATGTAGCCATTCGCGATAGTTCGCGCTGTAGTGATGTCCTCGCGTATTGCTGATTGTTTTAAGCTGTAGTTCCTCACTGAGCCGTTTTTCATAGATCCTTTTGGATCGTAGCAAGTTGTCTTTTTGCATATTTAAGTCCTTGTCACTTCGTGGACATTTAATTCTATTTTGTAGTTCTTACTTCCGGATAAGCCACCATGTTCAAAGCTCACCCGTTTAATGATGTTAAAGTTATCATCCGTCCAGATTTCTGCATCTGTCAGACCGTCCAATAATGCTTTGGTAGTTGGTGACCAGTTCGGAGGATCGTACTTGCGCTTGGTCGGCGCATATACGATCACTCTGACCTCGCACGGCTTATCTTCCGTGTATGGTAATCCGAAATAGTCTTTTAACACGTTCATTCCCTCGTAATGGGCCAGCTCCCGCAAAAAGTGTGTGATCTTACCTTTCTGCTGAAAGTGCAGTCTGTCATTAGCAGAAATCATCTGCTTGCGGTTTAGTTCAAACTTTAAAATGATTGGTTCATTCATACTTTTACAACCCAAGCAGATCTGATAAGATTTTCTCGATTTTTACATTTTTCTTTTCTTCTTCAGTCGGTTCTTCCAACTCCGTTCCGTCTTCCTCTGTGATCTCGTATTCCGCTTTCACTTTAACAAGACGTCCATTTACCGCTTTAGCAATATTCTTGATTGATTCTGTTGTTTCATCATCCAATTTTTCAAAAATCAAGGCAAAACGAACATCATCGTGAAAGCTCGCATGAAACGTAAGGGCTCGTTCGTTGTTTTGATACTTACATAAAAATCTGTTTGTTCCTTTTTTTGCGATAGCGTAAAATTCATTTTGTTGTTTCATTGTTTTTTCTCCTTTTTACATTTTTAAAATGGTAAATCATCATCTGAGATATCCATCGGGTTTGCATTCATTGGTTCGTGCCGTCCAAAGTCTGGCTGGCTGTATCCTTGTGAGTGCCCGGCTTCACGGTCTTTCCGACTTTCCAAAAGCTGGAAGGTTTCTGCTACGACTTCAGTGACATAAACACGTTGACCTTGCTGGTTTTCGTAATTAC